AACCGATGTTGAAGTTATAGACGAAAAAATACATAGATGGGCGGCAAGCAAGAATTTAAAAAAGCCGACCATTCCAAAAGACAGAGATGGATTTATCAGCAAAGATACAGTGAGAGATATTCGCAAAGGTGATATATGCGAAAGAGAGATAGAGCGTTTATATCCCGGATATACAATTACAGACATACGTCCATATTTGAATACAATAAATGCAGGTGAATATTTAACTATTCGCTTGCGAAAAACGAAGAATAGCAGAGTTACAAAGGAGGTATTTTATAAATGCAGAAAATAAAGGCAAGTGACATACCGTGTCCGACCGAAAGTCAAGAGCAACAAACATTGTTCGGATTTTGTTCGGTGGAGTTATCTCGTTATCCCGAATTGGAAATGTTGGCACATATTCCGAATGAGGGCAAGCGTACCAAGTCAACGGGTGGCAGATTAAAAAAAGAGGGATTGAGAAAAGGTTATCCTGATATTGTCTTGAATGTTTCAAGGCAGGATTATCACGGATTATTTTTAGAATTAAAGCGGAAACGGGGATATAAGGTAACTAAGGAACAGAAAGAGTGGATAATAAAGTTAAATCGTCAAGGAAATGCGGCGGCATTCTGTTACGGTTGGGAACAGGCGTGGGAATTTATATACGCCTATTTAACGTGCGATAAATCGGTAAACAGTGAAAATATAGTCAAGTCGTATATTTCAAAAAGTTTAAAGGTGGCGGCGGAATGATTGACAAAACAAAAATCTTCCCATTGCTTTTAATTATTCTTGACTTAGGTGCGGCGGTTATGTTCGTACCTCGTAAGGATTTGGGAAACATTATATATTGGTTAGCCGCAGCGATATTAAACATTGCTGTAACTTTTTTGATGTAGTAGGTTGAGGAGGTAGAGGAATGCAACAAGATAACATAAAGGACTTTGCGATTGCGGCATTCCGCTATCGAGGGCATTTAAACGACACAGATATATTATCGCTTGAAGAAGTCTATATTAATATGGCGGTAACGTCAACCATTCGCCATTTGGAGATAGAGCGAGATTATATTGCAATAGAGGGCGTTAAGCGTGTTTACTATCAGTTACCGTTGGGAAACTTGAAACGTGGATTGCTTACCGAAAATACAAAGCGTGTAGCAATAGATATGCACATAGAAGAACGAACTCTATGGCGACATCTCGCAAGAGCGAGGAATATATTTAATTGTTATTATGAAAAGTTTACTGACACAAAATTGTCAGGAGTAACTTAATTTTTTATTATATAATAGACCATGAACGATATGCCCGTATCGTTCATGGCTTTTTTCATTTGCGGCAGTGAAATTTCTCTGTTTCACTGCTGCGGCGAAAAAAAGTAGGTTCTTCCCGTGGAGGGCATACCCTGCGGGGCTAAAGAGGTCCGGAAATTGCCTCTTTTTGAAAAAAAATTTAAGGGGACTTCCTTCCGCTTTTGGATATTTTGAAAAAGATATAGAGAGCGAGGAAAAATTAAAAGTAAAAAACATGAAAAACAAGTATAAAAATTTATAAAATTTGCGGTTTTCAAAATCGCAAATTTAAAAATTTTAAGGAATAAAATTCATTACAAAAAGTCGATATAAAAAATCGGTTAAATTTTTGGAACATTAATTTGTAGAAATTTCAAAATTTAATTTTTTGCATTTAATAGGAATAAAAAAAACATGGAAGTAAATCAAAAACAGCTTGCGGCACTACTTGGAATTTCGTCACGACAGGTCAGAAATTTAAAAGAACAAGGCTTATTTGAATTTGTTACCGACAGTCGAAAATATAACGCTGAAAAGTGTGTACAAGAGTACATAGATTTTAAGATAAAAGCGGAAGTCGGTAACGGGACAAATCTGCAAAAAGAAAAAGAGCAGGCAGAACACGAAAAATATAAAAAGGAAATCACAAAATTGAAGTTACGGAGGCTGCGAAAGGAAACGCATGAAGCAGGTGATGTAGAACAATTTTTGAATAATATGCTTATAGATTTCCGTAATCGTCTGTTATCAGTTCCGGCAAAAATAGCACCGATTGTTATAGGACAAACTGATATACATATAATCATTTCAGAATTGGAGAAAGAGTTGGAAATGACATTAGAGGAATTATCAAATTATGACCCTGATGTTATAAACGGAACAGAACCGATTGATTATGATGTCGAAACTGATGAAGAAGAATAATTTGTTGTAAAACAATTATTATATAAAATTTTAGGAGGTTTAAGAAATGTCAAACGAAAAAAGTACAGATGAACAGAAAAAGATTGTCGAGGTTAAAAACGTGGCAACAGACACAAAGAAGGTAGTTGATATTATTATCCCGGAGGAAGAAGAAAAGGTTGATAATATTATCAAATTATCGCAGACATACAATTTTGAGGGAGAGCATATCAGTGAGGTTGATTTAACCAATCTTGAAAATTTAAACGCACTGCAAATGCAAGATATTGAAAAACTATATCGCAAAATTGCAAAATCGGCTTCTTCTACTCCGGAATTAACGATAGAATATGCAATGGCAACGGCTTCAAAGCTAACGGATTTGCCATTGGAATTTTATCAAAGAATAAGCGGTAAGGATATAACCAAGATTAAAAATCGAATTATAAATTTTTTATACAGCGAGGATTAACAGCGGAAAGTATCAGAAAATTATGCGTAAATTTAGGCATGGCAACAAACACATCAATAGAATTTATGTTTCAAAGACCGCAACAAGAATTATTGGATATAGCAGATGATTTGTCGGAAAGAGCCGAAAAGCTTGAACGACTACGAAAGCAAAGAAGATAGCGAGGGGCGGAATATGTCAAGTGAAAAATTGAGGTCAAGAGAAAAAACAAGAAAATTATTTATGAGGTGTATTCATAAATCATTATCTCGACCGGAAAGGCTGACAGTTTCGCAATGGGCGGAGAAATACCGTATATTGACGGATAACTCCGCTTTGCCGGGTCGTTGGAGCAATGCCATTACACCGTATTTGGTTGAAATAATGGACAGTTTCAATGACCCGTATATCCAAAATATTAATTTTGTGAAATCAACGCAAGTCGGCGGTACAGAAACATTGATTAATGCGACAGGGTGGATTATAACACAAAATCCATCGCCAACAATGATTGTGTATCCGAATGATGAATTAGCAAAAGACGTGTCGAACGACAAATTAAAACCGGCATATCAAAAAACGAGAGAAATCAAATCAAGATTTTTTCAAACAAAATCATCTGAAAAGAATTTGCGTTTCAGAGGTATGAATTTATATTTGCGTTCGGGTAATACTCCGGCTGCATTGGCTTCTAAAGCGATAAAATATTTGTTTTTTGATGAAATTGACAAAATGGCAGGTGCTACGAAAAAAGAAGCAAATCCATATAATTTGGCGGTAGAGAGAACTAAAACATATGGATATAGCAAAAAAATCTATACTTGTAGCACGCCAACGCTGAAATCTAATTATATTTGGAGATTTCATGAGAGAGCAGAAGCACAAAAATATTATTTCGTACCATGTCCGCATTGCGGTGAAATGATAATTTTAAAATGGCAGCAAGTTCGTTTTCAGAGTGATGAAGATAATAAAATGACGATAGAAGAACGTGCAGAAGCGGCAAGTTACTATTGTCAAGAATGCGGTGCGGAGATAACAGATAGTGAAAAACGTGCGATTATTCGCCAAGGTGAATGGCGAGATATGAAAAAAACGTGCGTAGGAAAACCTAAAAGTGTAAGTTTTCACATTAATGCGTTATATTCATTTTTTGTATCGTGGAAAGATATAGCACTTGAATTTTTACGAAGTAAAGACGACCCGGAAGAATTACAGAATTTTATCAATTCGTGGTTGGCTGAACCGTGGGAAGATACCACAGTAAAGACAAGTGAAGAATTGGTTATGCAAAGGCAGGCAGAAGAACCGCAAGGGGTAGTGCCTGATTGGGCGGTTATGCTTACAGCAGGTGTGGACGTACAAGAAACATCTGTATATTATGACATTGTTGCGTGGGGTGCAGAGTGGACAAGTCAATCAATTATACATGGACAGTTATTGTCATTGAACGATTTGGAAATGTATATGAATGCCGAGTATAAAAATTCTTCGGGCGAACAATTCTATGTTAATCTATGTTTAATCGACAGTGGCGACCAAACAACAGAGATATACGCATTTTGTTTGCGGCACGAGTGGGCGATACCCGTTAAGGGTATAGATGGCGGTAACAATCATTATAGGGTAACAAAAATAAACCGTAAGGGTGCAGAATATGACGGGCAACAGTTGATATTGGTTGACGGTGGCAAGTACAAAGATATTATCGCAAGGCGATTGCAAAAAGAGAATGGTATTGGTTCTTGTATGGTTCATGCGGATTGTGATTTGGAATACGCAAAGCAATTAACAGCAGAGCATAAAGTGGCAGAGGGTTCAGGACAAAGGCGGCGATTAGTTTGGCGACCAAAAGTAAGTCACGGTGACAACCATTTTACGGATTGTAGAGTATATGCGTCAGCGGCGGCGGATATTTGCGGTGTAAGAACTATCGGATTGTATGATGCGAACGAAGATGCGGCGGAAGAAACACCACATAAAAAATCAAGTTGGATAAACGGATATTAGGAGGCGGAAAGATGTCAATATTGGATAGTATTCCTGATATATCATTCATTGGTGATATATCGGTTGAAAAATTAAAAGAGATTGGTATAAATGAATATAAATCCGCCTTGTCGGAAATCACAGGCGAAACAGTTACGCAAATAAGTGATGAAGATAAAGCAAAAATATATGCACAGGCACAGATTATGTATCAAGTAGCAGAGATTATTAATAATCGAGCAAGGCAAAATTCGTTGAAATATGCAAGCGGAGCATATCTTGACAATAAAGCAATAAGCCGATTATTACAACGAAAACAAGAAGAATATGCAGTGACAACAATACGATTTACATTATCGGCGGTCAGAGAAAATGTTATTGCTATTCCTGTCGGGACAAGAGTTACCGGAGAAAGCGGAAACGTTTATTTTGCAACAAGCGAATATGCGGAAATACTTCCGGGAAATTTGTATGTTGACGTTTTATGTACTGCAACAGACGGCGGCAGTGCTGCAAATAATTATGAAATCGGGGAACTTTCGACATTAGTAGACCCGATAGCATACATTGATAACGTAAAAAATATTGACAATCCGTTAGGCGGTGCAGATGTAGAAGATGATGATACACTTCGAGAACGTATATATAATTCACGTTATTTATACAGTACAACAGGTTCAGAGGGTGCATACATCTATTATGTCAAATCGTATTCTTCGTTGATTGATGATGTGGTTATTGATAATCCATCAGATGCGGAAATTGAAATTTATATATTGCTGAAAGACAGAGATTTAGCAACTGAAAGTTTTATTG